TATTAACAGCAGACTCTAGTGCAGCTAGTGGAACTAAATGGGCAGCCGTTCCTTCCGCAGCAAGGTCAGTAACTGGTGGTAATATTTTTATTACTGAAAGTGCAGCAGCATCTTCAGATATTGCAGGTGATGGGCAAATTTGGGTAGACGATGCAGTTCCTAATACTCTTATGTTTACGAATGACGCAGGCACAGATCAAACAGTGTATACATCAACGACTCTACCCACTAGTCAGTATCAGACTGTCATGGGTACAGTGACAGCAACTACGTCTGGAACAACTAAAGATTTTACAAGTATTCCCGCAGGTGTAAAAGAGATTACACTTATGCTTGATGGTATGAGTACTAACGGAACTACCGATTACTTACTTCAATTAGGAGACTCAGGTGGTATAGAAACGTCTGGTTATGCTGCCGTTGCAACTAATACTTTTGATGGTACAACTCCATCAGGCACAGCAGGTTTTACTTTATCTGTTGATGTTGCAGCAGCTACACTAAGTCATGGGTTTGTTACTATAAAACTTTTAGATGCAAGCACATTTACTTGGGTTGCAGCAGGAAATATACATCAAACTGGACAAGCGTTAACTAGTGTAGCAGGGTCTAAATCATTGTCAGCAGAACTAACTCAAATAAGACTTACCTCTGTTAGTCCTAATACTTTTGATGCAGGTAAGATAAACATTCATTATTCTTTTTGATAAGCGAAATATACATATGAACATTAACGCAATAAACCTATACCTCGAAGCTAATGGTGTGACAGTGTCAGGTAGTACAGATTCTTATTATAGATTAAATGGAGAATCTACTTTCAAAGCATGGTATGTCGAGGGTGTAGCACAGCCTACTGACGATAATCTAAGCTCATACACTACAACTGCACTAGCAACAGAAGCAGCAGCACAAGTTCTTGAAAATAGACGAAAAGAATACCCGCCTATGGCTGATTATCTTGATGGTATTGTTAAAGAAGATACTGACCAAGTAGCTGCATATGTCGCTGCGTGTAAAGCTGTTAAAGACAAATATCCTAAATAGTAATGATAGAAGAAGCGTTAGCCTATGCTGCGACAGTTGGTTCAAATGTGTCTCAAATGCCGTGGTATGCTTATACTATATTAGCAATATCTCCATTCTTTGTTGGGTGCGTACTAGCTATAGCTACGACTATATACTGGAAACGTATTAATTATAAAAGTGGATGTGAACCTTATAGTGTAAAACTGCAATATAGATTTAGTTTTTTATCAGGGTTTTTATCTGGGTGTTTTTGTCAGTACAGTTTGCAAGAAGTTGGTGAACATTTGTTGTCAATACCACCACTAACATTAAAAGCTACTATTGTGACTGGAATATTTTGTGCTTTACTTAACCAAATGGTGTACGACATACTACGAGGACACGCACAAAGAAAAGGTTGGACGGGGATATATAGTTTTATGACGGTGCATCACGTTAAGAAAAAAGAAGTAATAGACGTAACAACACAGTCTGATGACAAGGATGATGACGATACTGACACAACAGTATGGATAAAACCAGAATCTCTAAAGAACAAGGATGATATATAAAATGGAGAGTACTTATTTTACACACGAAGAACTTAAATGCAAATGTGGATGTAATACAGCCGACATGGACAGTGTGTTCATGGAAAAACTCGATATGTTACGAAACAGATACAATAAACCTATCGTACTCAACTCTGCCTATAGATGTATGGAACATAATGATAGAGTGGGGGGAGTTGCAGACTCACCCCATACCAAAGGAAATGCAGTAGATATAAAATGTAATGGTAAAGAAGCACATAGATTACTTAGAGTTATATTCTTAATGAGGTTTAATGGAGTAGGTATTTCACAAAAAGGAAAAAATAGATTTATACATATAGATGATAAGTTAGAATCTCCTAGACCTAACTGTTGGACGTATTAACATTTACACATATGATATAGAAACTCCATGTATTAATGTGTGTTTATTAAATGAACACAATATATGTACAGGGTGTAACAGAACAAAAGATGAAATATCAAATTGGATTAATTTAAGCAACATTGAAAGAACTAAAATAATACAAGGAATTAAAGTATGAGTATAGAGTACAGGGGAGAAACTTTTTCAGGATATAATCAACCAAAAGCATCTAACAAAGGTGGTAAGTCACACGTAGTTCTTATAAAAGATAATGGTAAAGATCGTATGATTAGGTTTGGACAAGCCGGAGTAAAAGGTAGTCCTGATGGGTCAGCTAGAAACAAAGCGTTTAAAGCTAGACACGCTAAGAATATAGCTAAAGGTAAAACTAGTGCAGCATACTGGGCAAATAAAGTAAAGTGGTAACTGCATAAACAGGAGATATATTATAATGAATAAGAAATATGGTAAAAAACCAATGAAAACTAAATCAAAGAAAAAGAAGTATTAAATGAAAAAGAAAGGACTATATGCAAATATACATGCAAAAAGAAAACGCATTAAGGAAGGTAGTAAAGAAAAGATGAAAAAGAAAGGCGATAAGGGTGCGCCTACAAAAGCAGATTTTTTAAAATCTAAAAAGACTGCTAAAAAAACTGTTAAAAAGACTGCTAAAAGAAGGGCATAGTATATGAAAAACATGAAACACTATAAAAAAGATGGAACTTTATTTACTGGTAACTCTCACAAAATGAAAGATGGAACACTACACACTAACAAAAAACATAGTTCTACTAGTGTACCTCTTTACCATATAAACGAACTATCTAAAGCAGTTCAAAAAAGGCTAGGATTAAATAAATGATTGCAGCATTGTTTCCTATAATAGGTGAAGTAATAAAAAGAGTACTACCTAACAAAGACAAGCAAGTAGAAGCTCAGTCTAAGTTAAATAGTATGATGTTAGATGGTTCATTCAAAGAGTTTGAAAAACAAGCTGATATTATAATAGCAGAAGCTCAGTCAGAACACAAACTAACAGCGCAGTGGAGACCTATTACCATGCTAGTTTTTGTTATTATTATAGCAAATAACTACTTAGTATATCCATATCTTAGTTTGTTTTGGATAGAAGCACCACTATTAGAGTTACCTCCTGACCTGTGGCAATTACTAAAGATAGGGTTAGGTGGTTATGTAGTAGGTAGAAGTGGCGAGAAGATTGCTCAAGTGTTTAAGAAATAATAGGATTTAATATGCCTGTACCAGAGTTTGTAGACAGGATTAAAAACCCTGACAAATACCCAAACATAAAGAATAAGGATGGAAGTGTTTCTACGCATAAAATGGCTGCTGAAGTAGATGATAATGGAAATTGGTACGTTTTTCCAACAATAGTGCAGATGCCTAGTGGCGATCTGTATCAATTTAAAGATAATAGACTAGCAATGCAATACAATCTAAGGAATAACAATTATATACCAATGCCAAACAAAGAGAGGGCTTTAAAATATGCAGAAGGTGGATACAAACAAGGTACTCCTTTAGAAACAAAATAATGCAGTTAAAGTTTGAATTGCACCCACCCCAGTTAGAGATATTTGAAACTAACTCTAGGTTTAAGGTATGTGCTGCTGGTAGACGGTTTGGAAAATCATACCTATCAGCAGTAACCTTACTAATAGAGGGATTAAAAAACAAGAATGAAAAAGGATACAACTTAGGCGAAGACATAGTAGTATATTATGTAGCTCCTACTTTCCAACAAGGAAAGGATATTATGTGGAAGCTAATCAAAGGTCTAGGTAAAGACGTAATTAACCAAACTTTAGAAAATACAGGTGTAGTAAAGTTAATAAATGGTAGAGAAATACATATAAAAGGGTCTGATAGACCTGATACTCTACGAGGTGTAGGCTTATCTTATGTGGTTCTTGATGAATATGCAGACATGAAACCACAAGTGTGGGAAGAAATATTATCACCCACACTAGCAGATGTAGAGGGTGGTGCTTTGTTTATAGGTACACCTAAAGGTAAGAATCACTTTTATGAGTTATTAAAACAAGGTGAGCGTGATGAAGATTGGACATGTTTTGAGTTTAAATCAATGGACAACCCCTTTATTCCAAAGAAAGAAATAGAAAACCAGAAAGGAAGGTTAAGTGCTGATGTATTTAGACAGGAGTTTGAAGCTAGTTTTAATGTAGGTGGAGGTGCAGTATTCCAACCTGACATGTTTACAACTATAAAAGAAACACCAGA